TTTTTCGTACTGGTCTAGCGCTGGTTTAGATGTGTTTGTTACATAATTGTCTATTTCTGTTTTTTTAGTGTCTGTATATGTATCTAATACTTTCTCTTTTTCCTTCTCATATGCGTCTATGCCTTTCTTAGTTGTATCTGTTACATATGTGTCTATTGTAGGCTTTACTGTATCTGTTACATAGTCGTCTAAATTTGTCTTTTTGTTTTTTGTGTAATTATCCAACTGTGTCTCTTTTTCTGTTATATATTTTTCTAAATCTGCTTTACTATCTGCTACTACTGCATTTTTAAATTCTTCTCTTTCTGCATTTGTATTGTAATCTACTCCGTTCACAGGTTTGGGTCCTATAGGTCCTGTATCGCCTTTATCACCTTTTTCACCTGTGTCTCCTTTTCCAGCAAACAACTGCCAACACTCTTCGTTTGGTGGCTCAACGGCAATACATCCTTCTTCTTTTATACAAACGTAAGAAGAACCTTTGTGTGTTACAACATTTAAATATTCGTATTCAGTTTGCTCGTTATAATCGCCTACTGGATATGTTCCTACATAGCCTAACACTCTGTCTTCACTTTGCTTATTCAATTGTTCTCACTCCTTCCATTAGTTTTCCATTTTTTATATATAAATCTATATTAGATAATTTTGTAGCAGTAACCGCGTGACATTTCATTTTTCTATCTACGTAAAACTGCGGTAGTTGTATTGCTGTTGCCATATTTTTTACACCTTCAGCTATATCGTTCAGCTCTGCTGTTTTTTCTTCTGCTAAATCTTTGTAATCCTCATTTAAATTCTTTATTTCTGCAATCGCATTTTTTGTCTCTTCAGCTCTGTTTTCTTCTGCTTGTGCTCTTTTTTCTTCGCTTTCTGCTCTTTTTGCTTCATTTTCTGTTCTGTTCTCTTCTGCGCTCTTTCTGTTTTTTTCTGCTTCAATTCTGCTATTTTCATTTATAATTCTATCGGATTCATTTTTTATTCGTATTTTTTCTTTTTCTATTCTTTCTTGCTCTGCTTCTTTTCTTTCTTCTTCTTTCTGTAGTCTATCTTTCTCGGATTCATTTCTTATTTTTTCAGAATTAGTTCTATTTGTTTCAGCTTCTTGTCGCTCTTCTTCCTTTGCAGAAATTGTTTGCTCTAATTCGTGCATTTGTGCTATTGCAGAATTTGCTATATCTATCCATTCAGCATATTCTTCTGGGATTGTTTCTGTTGCATCTATTGCTTCATAAATTTGCATTTCAAATGTTTTGGATTTAAATACTTCTTTATTTGCAGTTGTTATATGCAACTGCATTTTTATTGGCTTTGCTACATCTAATAAGCTATTTTTTACATTAAAAATGTAGCTTTCTTCTTGCCTTTCAAGATTTATAAAATATTTTTCTATTTTATTTTCTTTGTTATATTTTTGTATTTCTAATATTGCCTCGCCTACGAGAAAAGCAGATAGCTTAAATACTATCTGCTCTATTTCATGCTCTCCGGCAATGCCAAGAAAATTATGTTCTCTGGATTTTATATTTCTTGTTTCTGTATCAATATAGATTTTATTTTGCATCTTTTCTCACCTCTTTACAAATCTTCTGCATCTTTAAATTTTTCAGTTGTCTTTAAGTAATCGTACATATCAGATATAACTTCTTCTTCTTCATATTCTTTGCTAATATAAGTAGTTTCGATAAAGACATTCATAGATGAACCAGTTTTTAATGCTTCTTTCTCTTTTTCTCTTTGTGTTTCATTTATGTACGATGCTACTTCGATAACGCATGAATTATTAGTTATTTTATTTATACTAACTATTCTATGATATGTAACGACTATACCATTATATAGTTCTATATCTTTTTTTAATGCCATTTTGAACCTCCTATCTATATCCTATTACTTTGTAAATATACATATTATTTTCATTAGCAATATGATTATCATAACTCCACCATTCACCGTACATATCGTCATTACCCGTATCAACATATGTAAAAATAGATGTTCCGCTAATTCTTATAAGTCTAGTTATACCAACATCTGTGCCACTTCTAGGGAAAACACGGAACATTGCTAAATTAACAGGTTTACCTTCAGGTTCATGTATTTTTATAGAATTTCGCTCTGAATATCTCGATTTGTAACATATTTCTATACAACTAAAATTAGCTGCTGATTCCGTTAATGTAACAGTACCAGTAGTTCCACTATCGTTGTTATATAGAACTTTTCCTGCTAAAACTTCTCCGTTTGAACTTAGAATTTTACCTTTTACAGTTAAATTTCCTGTTATAGTTCCGCCAGATTTGTCGATTTTATTTCCTACTGTTCCATCTCTTTTTTGTTGTCTTTGCTTATCAGTAAAATCTATTCGTAAATTTCCAGTTTTGAAGGATACAAAGTTTTCATCTGTTAGTGCTATTGCACTTATATAGCTATCATATATGCTATCTTCTGTTTTTATTTTTATTCGTCTTCCTAAATATAATTTTGAAATATCGATAAGCTTAGAAGTCTTTGCAATACTAAATTCTACTAAATGTTTATATGTATTTGCTTTTATTGTGTTTAAAGCTTCTTCTTTTGCATTTTCTAATGTGTCACAGCTTATGGTTTCTATTCTTCCAAATATTCTATTGGGATCATCTTTATTTGTTGTTGTAGTTCTATCTGCTGTTAAATATAAATAATATGTAGAAGAATCAGATCTTATATATGCTTCTACTTTTGTTACTGGGTCAACTTCATAAATCTTATTATAATTTGTAACTTCTGGAAGTGTTGCATCTATTAGCATCGTTTCTTCTAGCTTATAGCCTATATCGATTTTTAATCTTTTATTTATTATAAAAAACTCTGTGTATATATCTTTGTATTGTCTACAATTAATTAAAAAAGTATGGAAGTTATATAATCCATTGTCTTCGTCTATAGCAACAGAAGATTTTGTATTGCTATGTATATACACATCTATGTAATCTAAATTTAATATTGTATCATTCGTATTTACAAAGTTTTCTAAGATTGTATCTGCTATAAAATTTTCAATTCCTTTTTCTTGCATTTTTTCTTTATCTTTTAATATTACTTTTCTATCAAAAATATTGGATATATCTAAGGCTGGAACTGTCACACAAGTCTCATTCTTATTGATTGCTATATCTTCATCTACTACAAATAAAAACTGCTTATATAGTCCGTTTAATACTAAATAACACCCTTTTTTTATATTATTTAAATTTGGTAATACAAATTCACTTATTCCGTTTGTTTCTTCGTCTAAATTTAAATTATAATCACATACATTACAAACAGATATTATGTCTAGTGTTTTATTATCTACTACATAAAGTTCCATAATTCTAGCTCACTTTCATTAAATATGCTGTTATTGTAACCATTTTACTTGAGCCTACACCACTTTCTGTCGCACAGATTAAAGAAATTTTATCGTCAAGTAGTCTTGTTTCTAGCATGTGCCCAGCACAGCTATAATATGAGTCTGCACTAAATATTCCAGTTATCGAAGTTGATATAACTATACAATTGTTTTTGTTAAACCCAACAGGATAAGAAACATCAACATTCCCGTTGCCCCTTTAATAAAGTAACATTTCCTTTTACAGATTCGATATTTGCACTATTGATATATGCATTTCCGTTTGAATCTTCTAAAAAATCCGTTTTAACTTTTCCTTTAATTTGTAAATCGCCATCTATTGTTCCTCCCTTTTTTAATAAATAAGCACTACCATCTACAATACTAGCTAATTCTTGTCTTATTTCTTCTAATAAATTTTCCGCTTCTTGATTTTTTTGAATAAATAATTCATTAAAGTTATTATTAATTAAACTATATAAACTTTCTAAATTTAAAAATGTTCTTCTATCTTCAAAATCTGTTATTCCTGCTTCTGCAACTCTAAATCTAGCAAATTCGTATTGATATATACTTCCGCCTTCAAATAAATCTTCTTTTGTTAAATTACCATATCCACTAGTGTTTCGTACAACTTTAATTGTTGCTTGATTTAATTCTGATTTTGTATTTGTTTTTGATAAATCAATTTCACAAACTAGATTGTAGTATCCTGTATTCGTTATGTCTTCGATTGTCTCGTTGCCTATTATTTCTAAAAATCTTCCCATAACACAAAAATATCCTGCTCCAATCGTAGCAGAATCAATTGTATTACTTAATTCGCAACCTTTTGTTACACCCATGTTTCCTTGTAAAAATGTGTTTATAAAATGTGCAAAGGCTTCATTCGCGAATGTTTGAAATTTAAATACATGTCCTCTTAGCATCTTTTTACCTCCCTTTAAACTGCAATATATTCAACATATATAGTTAACCTTGAATTTAATATTTCATTGTCAGCATTTAATTTTACTTCACAAACTCCGTTTGGGTAATTTAAAAAAATTAATATTATTTAAGTCTAAACTGTTAAATAAATTTTGCATTGTACCATCTTTCAGTTGTTTGCATAATAATAACTCATTATCTTTCGTTGAATATATTAACTTTTCATTTTCATTTATAGTTATATCTAATTTTAGTTCATTTACCTTTTCTTTATTTACATATACAGATATACACGGATTTAGAATATATCCTCCCATTTCTAATAAAAACGGTGCTTTTACATGCCCTTTATTTTCAAATGTTACACTTCTATTTTCATAATCAGTAAATCTTGCATCCCACTCAAAATCCCATCGCAACTCATCAGTTATTTCTTCAACAGTATAAATATATTTGTTCTCTTCATACCACAATGATAGACACGCAAATGCAATTGGCTCTGATATTACTCCTGTTGTCTGTATCTCTGTTTTTTCTAAATTTTGTATTTCTATATCTCTAAAATATGTATTTACTTTATCTTTTTTAGGAATCTTATATTCTAATTTTAATCTTTCTGAATTGATTATAAAGTTAACAAATTTTTCATAATTATCATAATTTGAAAAATTTGCAATTCCACTAGGTTGCCCTTGTTCTAATTCTCTAATGTTATTTGTATATGTATTTTCTATTTTACTATATTCTGTATTATAACTAAATCCTAATCCTGTAATTTCTGTTAATAAACAATACTCATTTATATTCATTAATGAGTATTTTTGCCCTTTTTCATTTATCAAATTAAATTCTCTTACCAATATATCACCTCCTCACATTTATTAAAGCGTCAGGAAATCCATTCTGACGCTTTAATTATTTAATTTTTTATAAACTTAATAATTCCTTGAATTTTGGAATTGCTTCATCATAATATCTAAATGTTTCTACTTCTTTATTTGAATATCTTGACTTATCATAAAACATTTTTCCGTATTGTTTGGTTTTTAGATTATTTCTATTAGCTAATATTCCTATTTTATTTGCTGTTACACCCAATATATTAGCTATATCTGTTGCTGAATATGTTTTCTTGTTAACCTCTGGTAATGGTAATAATGGCTTTCCAGCTATAATTGTACTTGCATAAGAACAACATACTTGTTTATACTCTTTTATATCTGTCTTGTCTGCTAGTTTCATCAATATACTTGCCATTCTTGCTCTAGAATTATTTAATTTTGCTTCTGCTGTTAATTTTTGATATTCTGATGTTTTAATTAATTTATTTTCACCTCTTCTCAAAGACTTAAGTAATTTTCTTATAAATGCTCTAAACTCTTTCGCTTTTTCTGTTTTTGCTAGCATTGTTACTTCATATATTCCATCTTCTGTGAATACTCTTGTTTCTTGTTCTCCTGAAGGAGTCCTCAATTTGATGACACCTGAAAAATCCTTTTCTTTTAAGTATTCAAATCTATTTACTAAATTACTTATAGATTTTCTAGGATTGTTGTAACCTAAACATTCTCCTAATTGTGTACTTGTCATAAACATTTCTTTTTCATTTGAGTAGATATCACATTCTACTTCTCCAAATTTACTTGATTTTACTAATTCTAATTTATTATTCATATCAATTACCTCTTTCTTTTATTAAATTATCCCCTTTTAATTTTTAGAAAAAGCTTTTTACGCTTGATTCTCATTAAATAATAATTTCTGTTTTGATTTTAATTGTTTTATGAATTTTTCTAATCTTTCGGTATCATTTCTGTTATCCCAAATTATTTTACATAGATTAACAACATTTTTATCAAATAAATTTACTTTTGATACACTTTCAAGCTCATATTCTGTAAAATATTTATTGTTTTCATCTTTGCCGTAAATATAATTCATTGCTTTTACTTCAATTGGTTCGAAAAATTTTATCAATTTATTAGCTCTATCTTTATCTGCTATTACTCCACTAACAAATTCATCATCCACTTTTACTTTTTCACTTTTATAATAATTTTTGATTCTATCTTTTAATTCCATATGTTTACACCTCCATAAACTTTCTAAGTATTTTTTTGTAAATATTAAACTTAAATACTCTATAGCTTATTAGTTGTATAAACATTAATCCGATAAATCCTATAATTGTATATAATGCTAATAATGTAATTATAAATAATCCTGTTATTATACTTTCTATTAATCCCATAAAAAAAGACCTCCATTCATCTTGAATTTCAGCCCTTACTGTGATACAATATATTTGTAAGAGCTAAAGTTCTTATTCGTGAGATAATCTGTTACGTTCGCCAAAACATTCAGCAGATTATCTCTATTTTTTTAAGTTATTATAGACCATATCTATTCCATTTCTAACTATTTCTGATTTACTTTTATTACTATGATTGATACAATATTCTAATTTTTCTTTATCTTCTTTTGATATTCTTACTTTTAATTCCTCGTTTTTTGGATTATTTGTAGGTCTACCCATCTTTTTATTTTCTATTTTTCTCACCTCACTTTTGTTCACACATAAATAATATTATATGTTCCCACAAAAGTCAAGAGATATTTTAAATTTTTTTAAATTATTTTTGGGTAAAAGAAAAAGCCTTGAAAATTCAAGACTTTCTCTTTTTTTTACTTATTAATTTCAATAAAATTTGCATCTATTTTAGGTAATATAACTTTAGCTCCCATTATAGATGTATAAGAGCAATCTCCCTGTGCAGTTCCATATATGGTTATTATATCATTATCTAATATTTTATCTTCATTAGGTTTAGTATAATATGTAACATAAACTGTATCTGTATAATATGTCGAATATGAACCTTTTTTTGTTATATTTACTCTTAAATCTACTGAATTACTCCCATATAACACTTGAACAACTTCTCCAATTATTTTTACATTAGTTCCTTTAAATTTATCAGGGTTTCTTGCTATTTGCTCAAATGTAAACATTTTACAACTTGCTTTAAATTCTTGTTCTTCTTTTTCTTTTCTTATCTTTTCTTCTTCTTCTTTTTTTTCTTTCTCTTGATTTAAAGTTTCGTTATATATGTTTTCAATATTTTTATCATCATTTACATATATTAATTCCATTTTTCGGTAAGATGTTCCTGTCATAGAATTACATATCAGATTTTTATCAGATTTTTCACATTTAAATTCACGTATTCTTTCATGAGCGCTATTCATTATAGTAATATAAAAAGTAGAGTTATCATCTTTATTTAATCCGCAAAATCCATTATATGTCTTTGATGCATAATCGCTATCTATACTATTGAATTTAACTCTTACATTTCCTCCATTGATATTTATAGCTCCTACTGTAATTTTACTTCCTTCATTGATAATAAATTTATATGTTCCATTGTAATCATTCGTGATTTCGTATGTATTCTCTTTTTGTTCATTCTTTACAGAAATTACATTACTATTATTTGCTAAAAGGCTTCTCGTATAACTTACAATGCTAGCAAGTATAATTATCCCTATACTTATACCTATAATTATCCACCATTTATTATAATATTTTATTGGCGTCTCATCCTTGCCCTTTGTATTATCTTTGTGAAATGCAATTATACACTCTACATTATTTCCATTATTGTTTATTGTTAAATAATACTTTGTTATTTCTTTATTATTATATAGTTTAAATATTTTTTCTGCTAACTCATTTTTTATACAATCAACATAAATATATTTACTATTTTGTTCTTTTTGTAATTTATGCGCTGTTTTTTCATTTATTTTTTTTGTTTTTGAAATATATATGTTAAAACAAGGCTTGTTGTTATAATATACTAATTCAATTTTTCCTCCATATCTAATATTTCTTTCCAATTGCATCATATTTTCTTTTATTTTTGAATCATTTAGTTTTATATTTATTCTTTCAAAAAACACAAGATCCCCTCCTCGAAACAATTCTATACATAATTATAAATTATTTCAAGAAATATTTTTCGACATATTTCGACATTAATATAGTTTACCAAGTTTTCTATTTAAATATTTAAATGCACTGTTAAGTTCTGTTTCTGTCATTTTTTGTGGGTAAAATTTTAGCTCTATGTTATACGAGTTTTTAGTATTTGTTGTATTCATCATTTTTGAAGTTAAGTTGCTTTGCAATCTTGAATAGTTAGGTAATTTTATGTTTTCTAACATTTTTGTATATTCTTTATTTTCCTTAGCAGTTAATACTCTTTCCCCTTTGTGTAATCTTGCTACATAGTTATCTTTTGGAACATAATCAAGCCCATCTTTGTGTCCTGGTAATTTAGGTATTAAACTAAATACAGATACTTTTGGTTTTATTTCTAATCCACTAGAAATTGATTCTGCAACTCTTTTAGCCGTTGCAAATAATGTACCTGTAAAAGAAGAACTTTGTAGCCCTGTATTTAAGCTTTTTAGTATATTTATTCCTTCATTTTCTGCTAAATTTCCTTTTCTTATACCTTCCATTACCTTCTCTACATCTTGAACGCCAGCTTGATTTAATAAATTTCTTAAATTCTCGTCAGACATTCCATTCAACAATCCTTGTAAATTAGATACTGCCTTTGCTCTAAATTCAGGGCTTTTATCTAATTTTTCAATTATTTGTTGGCTCATTGATTGAGCTTGGTTTACTGCGTATGGTGTTTCTTTTACAATCACACCAGTTGCATCTTGTATACTTTTTGCCATTTCAGGTGCCATTTTACAAAGTTCAGCTTCATATACATCGTAATTAGTTGCCGCTAATGTTTTCCAAGCTTCTGTTTCCTGTTGTCCTAATTCTCCATTTATAATTCCTGTTTTCTTCACTAATTCATAAGCCAATGTTTGTATGTTTTTTTCTGCAGTATCTTTCAATGTTTGCGCTCTTTCCAAATCGGCTGTGCTAGCACTTCTTGAATAGTCAGCATATTCTTGTCCTACACTTTTTAAATTATTGGTTATATCCTGCAAAGTAGAATCACTGTAATTTTTTGTTAAAGTTTGATATTTAATTATATCGTCATATCTTTCCTCAGCATAAGCTTTTTGGTTTTCATTATACTGTTTTTCTATATTGGCAAAGTCTTTTACTATATTAGTTCGATCTTTATATGCATTATTTAAATTTTCAAGCTCTCCGTTCTGATTCTTTAATTCATTTATTTCTGTTTGCATTCTTACTTTTCCAGCTTCTGTAGACCATTTCTTAGCTTCTGTTAATTCTTTAATTTTATTTTTATTTTCTTCAATTTTATTTGAGACTTCTTCAACATTATATCCATATTTTTTTGCTGCATCTTCTAGTTTATGATATGCTGTATTTTGTTCGACTAATGCATCATTTTGTTTTTTTACTACTTCTTGATATTTTTCCTCATTGATTTGCAGATATATCTTAGCTTTTTGTTTCGCTATCAATTTATCAACATTATTTTGTAAATCTTTATAACTGTCAATTATCTTCCCATTCATTTCATATTCTGTTCCAAGAGCTTCATTCAATTCTCCTAAAATAAAATTAACCCTGCTTTCATATCCGTCTTTTACTTTACCATTTTCGTCAACTAGATTTGCAAGCTCATCTTTCATTTTTGTTACTCTGTCAAGATGATTTAATTCTACCGAAGCATTTTCTTCTATGCTCTTAAAGGTATCCTCAATTGCTTTTTTTTCTTGTGCTACAGAATCTGCATACTCTTTTGCAGCTTTTGATGATTGAAATGTTTTTTCGTTATAATAAACAGCTGCAGCAGCTAACGCTCCAATTGCTATAGTTGCTAGTCCTGCTGGACTTACAATCCCCTTTAAAAATCCAGCTAGTGAATTTACACTTTTGCTTGTAGATGTGCTCTTGTTATTTGCAACACTCAAAGCTTGTGAAAATATTCCAATTCCTTTACTTGTTGTCCCAATTACAGTTCCTGCAGTTCCAACTATTTTTATAAGTGGTCCTACACCTGCCACTAATAATCCTATGTTAATTATATTATCTTTTTCTGAATCAGATAAATTATCTAATTTATTTATAAATACTTCTACTTTATCTAATACTTTGTTCACGACAGGTAATAATTTTGTTCCTAAATTTGCAGAAATCGTCTTTATCCTTTTGATTGAGCTTTCTGCACTACTTTTTGTATTATTATACATTTTATCCATTGAAGACGACATTGTATTAGCAGTTTCATCAAACGCTTCACCATATGATGTCATCGAAAAAACAGCATCTTTTCCTAAATCTTCCCACATCGTTCCAAATATTGTAACACCAGCTTGATTTTGTTTTAACGGATCTTTTATATTTTGCAATCCTTTTACAATTTCCCCAAATGCCCAGGATCCTTTTTCACCACCTTCTGCAAATGCTTTTTCAAGCTCATTTGCATTTAATTTCATCGATTTTAACGTATCTGTTGCAGTGCCATCTTTTAGTCTTATTCCCATTTCTTTTATTGCATCACCGACCTTGTCAATAGAAAAGGCTCCAGATTCTGCACCTAAACTAAATGTATTAAACATATCGGTTGCACTTAATCCTATTTGTCTGAAATGTACAGAATATTCATTTATTGAGTCTAGCAAATCTCCATTTTTATCTAATCCTTTTTGATAGCCTTGGTTTATTAATTCAAATGCTTCATCTGCGGACATTCCCCATTGCTCCATTAACATTTTAGCAGCTCTGACACTTTCGTTAATTTCTGCATCAAATGCGTCTTTCAAATAATATGCTTTTTTAGTTATATTTTCTAAGTCTGCTGCATCATCTAATCCTCGCATTTGTTGTTCAACAATTGCCATTGAATTTGCTATATCTTCATATCCTTCCCCAAAATTTGCATCGTTTATATCTGTTAACACTTTTTTATACTTTTCTGTTTCTTCTACAGATTTTCCAGCTTTAGCTATGTACTTATCTACGGCAGACTCTAAACTTGCACCTGCAGTAACTGCTGCTGTTGCTATTCCAACAATTCCTGTTGTTGCTTTTGCTGTAACATCAGTTCCTATTTTATTTATTTTTTCAGATGTTGAATCAACTTTTTCTCCAAAGTCTTGTAATGTTTTTCCTACTTTAGTAAATTTTGAATTTTCTGTCTTAAAATTATTATATTCTTCATTTAAATTTTCAAGTTTCTTTTGTGTGTTAACAATTTCTCTTTGCAAATTTCTATAATTTTCTTGTGATATTTCTCCACCATTTTTAATTGTTTCATCTGCTTCTTTTTGCGCTTGTTTTAGTAGTTTTAGTTTCTCCTCTGTTTCTTTAATATTCCCAGTTAATACAGTTTGCTTTTGCGCTAATAGCTCTGTATTTTTAGGATCTAGCTTAAGTAAAGAGTTAATGCCTTTTAATTCCTTGCTCAAACCAGATGTTTCGGAATTAACTTTTTTTAATGCCTTTTGCAAACCTGATGTATCTCCACCTATTTCAACTAAAATTCCTTTTATGCTTCCAGCCATATTATTTCCTTTCTATATTAAAAATAGAGGCTTTTACAGCCTCTATCCTAACAATTTATCTATATCACTTTGTGTCGCTTTTCTAATGCTATTCTTGTTTGTTTTCTCATTGTTTGTATCTATAAAAGAAACCAGCATCTTCATTATATCTACATATGTAAAACTTTTTAAATATTCCATACCAATTCCATTCTTCGCACACCAAGCCAAAAACGAATGCTCTGGAAATTTCTCTTCAACATTTTTGCTGTTAGAATTTATTTTTTCTAATTCTGTTGATAAATCTTTATCAACAAAAGCAATCTACGGCAAATTCCGCTACCTCAACAATCCAATCATCACTTATTTTTAGTGGTGGTACAGTTCTTAACCAATCTTCATATTCACCAATATCGTTATATTCTTTTATAAGTATGTATACAATTCTTGTAGCAGATTCTACAAATTTTTCTATATTGTCTTCCATCATGAGTCTAGTTATATTACTTTCTAGCTCTTTTTCTGTAATATTAGGTACTTGCTGTTTTATATCATTTAGTATTATTGCTTGCTTTATTAAATATTCCTGCAATACCCTTAAATCATCAAAGATTGAGCTATTAAATACTTTTTTAAATAGAATATATGTATAAGCATTACAATCATACTTATATTCTTTATTACCAATTTTTATTGTTTTCATTTTAACCACCCTTTTTAAACATTAGCTTTTGCATCTTTTTCATATACTTTTGTAAAAAATGTATCGTAAACTGCTTGATTGGTTTCACTTGGCTCTATTACGGCTTTAATTGCTTTATCTGTAGTTCTAGGAGACATCGTAATTGACACTTTATCTGTTTGTGGTTCAGTTGAATCTTCTTTTGTACTCATTTCTGCCGTTGGTCTTGTTGCAGTACAGTCAAAATATACAAATCTTCTTTTCTTTTCATCTCCTTCTATTTCTCCCATTAATGCAAATCTTGCATTAATATCATCTGCATTTTCAAATAGAGCTCCGTTTTTATCTTTAGTTTGTCCCAATATTTGTGTTAAAAATTCTTCCACTAGCATTGCAACTTCTAAATCTCCGCTATATCCTTGATTTGAATTTGATATATAATACACAATATTATCTGCATAAAATTTAGTAATATCTCCTTCTGGATCTGCAGTTAAACTTTTAGCTCCTGGCATTTTAAATGGTGTTCCATAAGTTATCTCACCATCTTTTTCTGTTATTTTTGCAATATGTACATTGCTAAGTCCAAATTTTACTTTGTTCATATTTTTTTCCTCTCTTTCATTTTAAAATTTCAAAAAAATAACTTACATTCCAAACTCTTTCAGCTTGAATATAAGTTATAATTCGTTTCCACACTATATCGTGCAAAATTTCTTTTTCTATTCTTTTTTCTAATATTTTTGCTCTAGTATCTGTTGTTAATTCTAATCTAGCATTACATTTTTCAAAATATACATTATTGTCTGCTATAAAATTATCTGTATCAACTTCCGTAGACATTAGATGTGGAGGTTCTACTGGTCTGTCAAAATCATAGTGCGAATACGGTATCTTTACTTTATTTTCTTCATCTAAATAAAACTTATCTATTCTATTTTCTAACTCTTCCCAAGTCATATTCCACTCCTTATTTTTGTTTCTAATTTTTGCTTAAACTTTTCTTTGTATTTTTCTTCTGTTTTTCTTATGTGCAGAATTGGTTGTGTTCTGGAACCGTCTCTGTTTGCATGCCCAAATTCTAACAAATGTGTTAGTCTGTAATATTGTTTGTTGTATACTACTTTAGAATATTTATCTTTAGCCAATTTACTGGTTCTTTTAGCTGTAGTCCAAGAACTTGCATACTCTCCTGGTATCTGAAAGTTTTTTTCGCCAACTCCGAACTCTGAATTACTCTTTCTTAAATATACAGTTTTAGAAGCTTTTGGAGATATTTGTTTTAACTCTTTACATGCTTCTTTTGTTGTTTCATCAGCTATTTCTTTTACTTCATCTTCTATATTCTCCTTACATTCTTGTAAATATTTCATTATTTCTTTTTCTATATTCTCAACTGTCGCTTTGTTAGTATTTGACATTATTAGATTTCCTTTCACAAACGAGTATGACTTCATCGTCATTATCTCCATCAACTCTAATTACAGTATAATGTTTTCCCATATATTTAATCTCTTCTTGATTAGAATAATTCAAACTACTTATTTTTATTCGAATTGATGGCTTTAAATTTAATTGGCTAGCCTTATAAAATTCATTTTTCCAAACCTTTTCAGTTTGTATTATTGGAATTTCCTGTTCAATAATTTCAAAACTTTCTCTTCCATTTTTATCTTTTAGTATATTGCCATTTTTATCTTTTTTATAATTTTTAGATAGCAATACACAACTTACATCATGCATTGCTATCATCTCCAATTCTGTATTCTTCAGATTCTTTTAAAGCTCTTATATTAGATATATACCTTGTAAGATATTCATTTCTTTTATTTATATCAGTATCTCCAAAATGAGCTTTAACATATAGCATTATTGTATTTATAACTAAATTATCATTAATATTATTTTCAACATCTATATCTACTCTTTTCATATCAGTTTTTGCAGAGCTTATAAGCATATTTATTTCATCATCTTTTAAAGTTGCAGTTTCTACTATTCCTAAACATTGTTTTGCTAGTTTGTTTAAATCGCTCATTTTTTAAATACCTCCTATTCTAAACAACATCATTCGATGTAATGTAACCGTATACTATTGAATCTTTATCTTTTATAACATAATCATCTCTAACAATAGCCCTTAATAATGTCATGTTTTTTGCAAATGCATTAAAATTACCTATATTAGCAACATTAGAAGCTAATATAGTCATTGATTTTCTATCATATTTTCTAATGTAATCATATAGATTTCCAACTATAAATGGCATTTTACCTTCATCTGATTTGAATATTTTATTAGGTAATACTTTTACAGGTAATACTGTTGTTCCACATCTTAATTGCATTTTTGCAGAATCTGTTGGATCTGGATTTAATAATGGTCTATCATTTTTATCTTTTAATGTATCAAGATAATTTAATCCGTCATCGTTTGTATATATTTTTGAACCATCTTTATATGTTTGTCCTAAAGTTACATTCAAAGCTTTTTTTATTCCATCTAAATTCTTAAAATCAGTTTTTACTTTTTCTGCAACTTTTTCTAAAACTTTTTTGTTTGTTGTAGCAATATTTGCTTTTCCTAACCATTCTATTACAACTGCTAATATGTCTGAATCAGAATCTTCTACTAAATCGTTTGAAACTGGCATAAATCCTGCTCTATCTTGGATAGCATATGGTAGTCTTTCAAATTTTGGAGCTTCTATTTCATTTGTTATTTCTCCATTTTCATCTATATCAACAAATGTATCTACTTCACCTTTTTTTTGAAATGTTCTTGAACCTTTATTAGTTTTAACTGTTACTACATCAATATCTTCAAGTAAACTGTAATCAACATCTTTATATTTTTCTATTTTTGTAGATACATCTTCTGGTACTGTATATCCTCCATCTTCATCAACACTTTCGACTAATCCTTTTCCTTTTATAAATCCTCTAATTACCTTCGCAACTGATTTTGTTGAATCTTCATCTTCTTTTTCACCCTTTTTATTTTCAATCTTTTTAGAAATTTCTTTTGCTCCTTCTTCGCTTAATTTATTAGTCTCTTTTTCTGTTTCAAAAATATTTTTTTCTACTTCATATTCTTCTTTTAATGTTTTAATTTCATCTAGTATGGCTTTTGCTTTTTCAACATCTTTGTTTTCACCTTCCATATATCCCTTAGCTAAAGCTTGTTTAGCTTCAATTTTTGCTAATATTTCTCTCATTCTTTTATTCATCTTCATTACCTCCATTTTTTTCTTTTTCTATAAACAAAAAAGAAGCAAGATTATCAATTTTTAAATTAATTTCCGCTTCTTCATTATTGTTTTTATTTTTTTGAACTACCAATTCAGTTCCTCTATAGTGTTTTGTTGTTCCTGCTCTTGGTTGCGCTGGAACAGCTACAAATGATACTTCATATGCTTCTATCGCTCCATCTAGTGTAAAATAACATATTTTTTTTCCATTTACAGTTTCGTATTCTTTTCCCCAATAATGGGAACAATAGTTTTTCATATTATCTACACCACAAATTGAACAATAGGCATGTTTTGCTCTGCAACTAGTTGATACCTCTTTCTTAATTCCTGCTTTTATTTCAGTAATTAAATCTGCATTTTTTTCTGTTTTTACCATATAGCATTTTGCAACTAATTTTGTATATATCTCCCCTGCTCTAGTCATTTTGTTTCCATCTTGAACAAGTTCTGTATCATACACTCTAGCTATTTGATTGTCAGCTGCTCTGTTATGATCCTTTATCATTGTTTTTCCAATGTATAGCTTTTGCAAATCTTTTAACGCATTTAAATTAAATGGCTCATAATTTCTATCATCTAACTCGTTATCTCCCATTACTATCTTAAAAGCAAAAACTTCCTCAGATTTTAATGGAGATAATGTAAATTTATTTATTTTTTTTAAGTCATTGTCTGTTACTTCTTGATTTTCTAAACTTGCAGATTTACAAATTACGCCGTTTTCAACAACTTTTTCATCGTTTCTTCTATCGTTTTCTTTATCCAATCTTTTTCACCTTCCTTTCCATCATCTATGTATTGTGTACCTGCCAATTGCACAGGTATACTTGCTCCATTTCCCAATAATTGATCTCCACCTTCTTTTGCTTCCATATCCAATAATGCTCTTGCTTCATTTGGTGTATATAAAAAATTTGATATTGCTTGACACAATGTATCTACTTGTGTTTTTAAATCAGCTCTTAATATTACTGCTACGTTAAATTTAAAGTAATATCCATTTGTAATCTCTTCATTTGTTAATAGTTTATAATTTAACTCCTCTTCATATTGCTTAATTATATATAATAGAGTATCTACATAAAAACTAAGTTGTTGTGCTTCTGCACTTGCATAACTCGATTTTTCATAGTCTCCAATTTGATTCGGTTTTATTCCAAATGCAGATGCTATTTGTAATGCACTATATTTTTTTACATCTACAAACTGATTATCCGCTAATTTTATATTTAGTGGGGTTAATTGTGTACCTATTGGAATCGGAATAATATTTTTAGTTTCTTTATCATCTAAATCACTTCCTGCAAACTTTTCAAGTTTACTTTTAAATTTTTCTAAATTCTTATCAGATAACTCGCTCGTATATTGAACAACAGCTTTTGCTGTAAAACCACTTTTATACATATTATTCAGCATTTTTTGAGATTTAATATTGCCATCTATTGTCATTTTTAATTGTTCTCGTACTGCTATTCCTTTTATTCCATCAAATGTATTCGATGTTTTAAAATGTAATATTTGTTCAGAACCAAATTGATATAACCTTCCACCATGTGAATATATATAATAAATATCTGGTATGTCACTTAGAATCTTTTGATCATCGTACCAGACTTCAACTTCATCGGATGGCAAAATCCATAATGTCATTTTACTGCCAGCACCTTTTATTAGTACATAGGCATTTCCGTAATGATTTCGGTTTTGCTCTACAGTAGACCAAAAAGCTGTCGAAGTCATGTACGGATTAGGTCTATCATGTACAATTCTATACATAGGATGTCCTCTTGCATTTATAACGCCATTGTTGTCTTGGTGCTGTAATAATTTTAAAGGTAATTTTCCAACAGATTCACTCAAAACCTTCAAGCAAGCAAAATATGTAGCTTCAGATAAAGCTTTTTCTTTTGTCCCCTTTAATCCTAAAAAATCTATTAGCTGTTGCATTTCACTATATTTACTTGTTTTATTTGTTAATATATTAAAAGCTGTTTTAATTCTTTCTTTTAATTTCATCTTTTCACCCCTTTCTAAATTACCAACCCGCTTCTAAATATTTAGTCATTTCTTTATTGTAATCAACAGGCTCTTTTTCATTAAATTTCATTTGTGTAATATGTGCATTTATCATTGCATCAACAGGATCTATTCTTTTTGTCCTTTTATTTGGCTCTTTGTCCACTTTTTTCTCTCCAAAACTATTTCTTACAATTTTTGCATTTGAAACACTATAACTTAATAGCTCTTCTTTTTTGTTATATTTTATTTTCCCAGATTCAATATTTAATTGCATATCTTCTGTTCCATCATTTAGAAATCTTGCAGATTGTTTTATTTCTAAAAGTGGTGCACCAAAAATTTCTAAATCATCTAAAAAACCATCTGCATTATGCGGATCATATCCAATTGCTTGTACTTTTAAATCATAATTCTCTACTATATCCTTTAAATATTTAATAATAAATTTATAGTCATTTTTATATGTATCTTGTCCTCCTGTAACTGTTATAAGTTCTTGTTGTTCCCAAACGTCGTAGGGTGCAATATCTGTTACAATATGTTCTTGTAATCTTGCTCTCGGCATAAAAGAATGCGAAAATTCAAAGAACTCTTCATTTTCTAATGGTATTTCTAATGCAATTGTAGTTAAATCTCCTCCGTGTGATAAATCTAAACCTACATAACACTTTTCCCCTATTAAATCTTGCAATTCTAAATTAGATTCACATTTTTTCCACTTATCTGGATTCATAAATTGGTCGTCTGTGTTTTTTACCCATAAATTAAGAGACTTCGTCATAAAGTCTCTTAATTCATTTCCACCCATGTCTCTTGCCGTTTGCATATCTGTAATTAAAGTTTCTAAACCTTGTTTGGTTGATGCAAGAAACGGATTAGCTTTTATTAAATTTTTAGGATTAAAAATATCATCTTTTTCATTTAGTGCATATATGTCAACAAAAAAATCTTCTGCTGTTACTATTCCTTTTAAAATATTTATACAATATTGATCCATTTCGTAACAAGCACTGTTTAGATTATCTCCCCTTGTTGTTATAATACTTATTAATGTTTCTAATAATGCTTTTGTTCCATTGTATATTGCTTTATAAATTTTAGCATTCGGATGTTGATGATACTCATCAATAGACGCAAATATTGCTCTAAATCCATCATCTAATCCACTTTCTTTTGATAATGCTTCAATTGTAGATTCTGTATCTTTTGCCAATATTAGAGATTTATAATCTTTTATTTCAAATAGCTCTTGTAAATCAGCATCAGTTTTTATAAATTTTGCCATTTCCTCCCAAGCAATTCTAGCTTGTCTTTTTTTTGTTGCTACAGTAAAAAGTTTACCAAAATTATAGCCACTAAAATTTGCAATATAAGTTCCTCTAATACCATTTTTAAAGGATTTTCCATTCTGTCTAGCCATTGATTCATAAGACCTTCTAAATCTTCTTTTCCCATTTTCTTGTTTTAACCAACCGAATGGACAACCTAAATCGAAAATTTGAGATCCTAATAATTTTACAGGTTTTAATTCGAAACCTTCTGCAATTGTTAGGGTTTCTGCATAATTTAATATTCTTTCTGAATTTTCAGCATTCCAAATATATGGAAAATCTTTTGTTCCTTGTCTTTTTAAGTCTTCTAAATGTCTTTTACATGCCAGTATATGTAACTCTCCCATTATTCCTTCATCAATTGTTTTCTTTGCGTATTCAGTAACTCTATCAATCATTTATTTGTCACCAGGAATTTTGCAAATTTATTTTCTTTTGGAGGTTCCTTCGTTTGAGGCATAACAAGTTTGCATCTGGAAGATATTGATAATCCCATATCATTTGCACAATCTCTACATTGTTTTAGTGCTCTATCCTGATATTTTAAATATAAATCTATAAATCCGAGTATTTCCTTTTTCTTTTCTTCATCTTTAGACTTTGTTAACTTTTTCTCTAATGTTCTTAATTCTTTTGTGTAATTTATATAATTTGTATTAGCAATTAAATAATGCGCTAAACATTCTTCATCCAGCTCTGTCATTATCCCAATTTCTAATAATATATTAGCTATATTATTAAATTCTTTCTTTTCCTTTTCAGATAAATATTCAGGTGGATTAACATCAGTATGATTAATTTTAAGCTCTTTACTTTTCCTTTCTGCTATTTCTTCTTTGCTTAAATGTTTTTTCCCTTTTGCTATAATTAAATCTATAGGCTCTTTTGGTCTTCCTGCCATACTTGTTATCACCTTCTTTCTTTTTATGCCTTATTTTTGAATTTAGGGAGTTTTTTCTACACTGTACCTAGGGCGCCGTTGTTTTCCGTATACTTATATACTTTTTTGACCACCCCTACCATTTTATTTGTTCTAGTTTTTCTATTGCTTTTTCCGCTTCTAAGTTTACTTCTATTTCTATTTTATTATCTTTTCTCACGTTATTATCTTCTCCTTCTGAATCTATTGTGTGCCATATCGTGATGTTTGTGACATAGTGCTATAAGATTATTCCACTCTAATCTTCTTAGCCATCCTGTTTCTTTTTGAATTGGATCCTTGTGATGAACTTCTTCTGCTAGCTGTATGTTATATTCTTTATTTGACCTTGCTTCCTTTTGGCACTCTTCACACAAATAATTCTTTTTTATATATTCTTTACTTAATGTTCTCCAAGCTTTGCTATTATAAAACTGTGCATACTTTTTATCTCTTTGCTTATTGTATCTTGTATTACTATACTGTTTCCTTGATTCTATTTGTTCTTGCATTATAGCTTTACACTTATTGCAATAAGTTGCTGGTGCTTGTACTACGCATTGACATCTTGCACATAACTTAACTAACATTGTTCTTCTTCTTTCCTTTTGTGATATTGTTTGATTTGTTTTCCGCTTCTACTTTTTCTACAAAAACTACTTTATATTGATTTGTTTTTGTTAATACTTTATATCTTTCTTCTGTTACTTCAAACTCTTCTCCCTCTTGAGGAATCTTGTTTAACTCTTTATCTGTTATATTTAACTTTTTATATTTGTCTGTCGCTTTTACTAACATTTTTCTTTCTCCTTTCTATATTGCCTCCTCTTAAACATTCATCTTTAATTAGATACGGGCAATAAACTTTTTTGTCTTTTAGGCTTGTTATAATTAAAAAAGAACAATTTCTACAACTTGTAGGTAATTGTTCTTTTATGCTGTCTAATCTTTCTTTATGTTCTGCTTTCTCTTGTGCAGTGTACTGTTCTATTGCTAACTTATCGTTATAGACTAATTTTCTTGCACACATACTAATTCTCCTTCTATATTCTTTATTATTTTACAGTCTATGTTCTTATTGCAATTCTTACAGTTCTTTTCTTTAA